CTAAAGGGGTCCTGCCAAAAGCCTCTAAAAGGGTTTTTTAAGCTTAGCCTTTGCGAGGCGTTAAAAGCCCCATAAAGATAGTATTAAGGAGAAAAATTGAAAAGGCCCATGGGACTAGTATATGTAGCCTCCCCCATACGCTAGTATAAGTGTTGCAACAGATCAAAACCAAAGAAGTCTATATGCTATAAAGCTCGCCATAAGGGAGTGCCAAAAGGTCATAGGTGCCGGATATGAGCCAATCAGTCCAGTTCTAGCTTTTTGCGATGTATTTGATGAGAGCGATAGAGAGCGAGTAATGAATGCCTGCTTTGAACTATTATCAAGCTGCTCATATAAGCTATGCAAAAAGCGTCTATAGTAAAGATAGCGCCGGAATGAATGCTGAGAAAAGATATGCCAGGGAGCTTGGTATCACTGAGCTTGAATTTGAATAAAAAGGAGAAAATATGGCAAGTATCCATAAAAAGTTGGCTAATAAGCCTAAAAAAGATAAACAAAAGAGAGGAAAGGATAAAAAATGCTAGTAAAAATAGGAAAAAATGAGACAAAAATACACGATAAAAGCTTAGAAAACGCAGTCGATGAGTTTGCTTATCTAAAACGCAAGATAGATAGCCTAAATGATGAGCTTAAAGCGTATAAGGATGTCATTGCAAATAAGGCAAATGAGCTTTTAGGTGATAGTGACGCTCTTAGCATAGGCTTTGAAAGCATTAGTGGAAACAGACTTAAAGTAAGTCTAGGCTGGGACGTAAAAGTAAAAGACGCTGATACTTTAGCCCTGCTTTTAGGAGATAAGTTTTCTTTGCTTATAAAAGAAGAGAAAATTTATAAGCCTGAAAAACGGCTAAAAGAGTTAGCCCTTAATGATGATGGCTTAAAAGAGTGCCTAGAGATAAAGGAAAAAGCAGCGAGTATTAGCCTGATATAAGGTTTATAGAGTGGTTAGCTTAACCACTCAATTAAGTCTTATCTTAAGGAGAAAAATGAAATATTATAAAATATGTAAAAAATGTAAATGCGTGGAACCTGCTACTTATAGTAGATGTCCAGCTTGTGGGTATAGGCTCTCTATTTTGGAGATACAGAGCAAAGACGTCACAAAAGATAATAAAAATAAAAAGGAGCTTAAATGTGTTATATGATGGAAAAAGAGATAGAAAAAGAAAAAAAATCAAAAAGATTGTCTGATCTAGCTGAGATTCTAAGCGATCTTGATGAGATGATAGATGAGTTATGTGAAGCTATAGAAGTGGAGGATGAAGAAGAGATATATAAAAGCGCCAAAGAGCTTGTTGAGTATTATATTAAGACAAAAAAGAAGCTAAATTTAGACTAATTTACAAAGGCTTTAAATTGTTTTTAAAGCCTTGATAAATGAGTTTTTGGAGTATAAAAATGGATTATGAACTTGGCAATATAAGGCCTAAGCTTGATAGGCATAAGCTAGGTCTTGGATTAGTAAAAACAGGACTAAAAGAGAGCTTGCATAAATTTATAAAAAATGTGATATGTGAAGATGAAAAACTAACAATAGTCTTTAGCCACAATATGGCAAAATTTGAGTTTGAGCAAAGCAAAGAACAGTTTTTGGAGTCCGCAAGAGCTTATTACAAGACACACGCCAAAGAGTTTTTACATTTAAACTTTGTACCAAAACGCATAGAATCAAAAGTGGATTATGAGAAAGATGAACCTTCTAAATACGATCCATTTGCTATCCCAACTCCGCTAAATCCGCCCACAAAAAAGGCAACGCCTGAATTTTTAAACAGAGCAACAAATCCAGCAGTGCATGCAGGATTTGAGCGCATAAGAGAGATAATCAAAAATCGACAAGGAGGATAAAATGACTGAAAAGCAAGCTATACTAAGAAAGCAGTTACTTAGCAAAATTCACACCACAAAACGCTACAAAGAGCTAAAAGAAAATGACGCGTGGGAGATGTTTTTAGATTGTCATTTTAGGTGCAGTACAAGCGCGGAGCTAAGTATAAAGGAGCTTTATGCTTGTCTAGATCTCTTGCACGGAAAGCTAATTGCGATTGAGGAGATAGATGCTAAAGGCAGGGAGCTTATAGCAAGAGCTAAAAAGCAGCTTAGTACGCTTAGGCAAGTAGATAGATTAAAAGCGGCTATGAGTGATCTGGGTTGGAATGAGAGCCAGCTCAAAATGTTTATTATAAAAAAACTAAAGATAATCGCAGACCCTTTTAAGCTAAATGTTAAAAACACAAGCAAAATTATCTATATTTTAGATAAAATTGCGAAAGACGGTAAAAAATGATATGCCCGTTTTGTGCCAACGATAAAACAAGAGTGGTAGCAACCATAAAAGGCTTGGAAAATAGACGCTTCCGCTATTGTTTTAAATGTAAAAAAACGTTTGAAACAAACGAAACCGTTCTTATAAAAGAGCGTGATTGGCAAGAGCTAAAGGAATATAAAGAGGAGATAAAAGATGTATGATAAAGATCTACTTACAAGACTGCTTAAGAGCAAAATAGCAAAGACAAAAAGCAAAGATGAGATTATAGATGAGCTTTTAATGGGACTTAGCAAGCAAAACGCTAAGTCATTAAAAGCAGCATTAGATGAGCTATTTCTAATGATTTATGATAACTATGATAATGCAAACTTAAAAATCTTAGTAGAAAACAAGATAAACGCACTAGAGATAAGCGTCCCGAATATAAACTTCGAGACGATATACGAGAGCTTAGCTAGTAGTGCTGGGGCTAAATTTGCGTTTGATGAAATAGATATAAAATCGCTAGAGACGATGCGAAAAAACTTCTACTGGATGAAAAATGATTACAACGAAAAAATAAGTAATGATCTAAAAGCTATCACGGCCAAAGTTTTTAATGGCGAGATAACAAGAGCAAACATGGCAGAGACCTTAAAAGAGAAGTTTAAAGGCGTACTAAGTGCAAATACTAGCTATTTTGAAGGAGTGAGCGACCACATTATAAGTCAGGCTCAAAACATAGCTAGAGTAAATCAGTCTAGTAAATACGGAGTAAAGCATTACAAAGTATTAGCTAGGATAGATAGCCGTACAAGCGATATCTGTAGAAGTATGAACGGACGCATAATCCCAGCCTCGCATATAGAAGCTCAAAGCAACAATATCCAAAACGCTAAAGATATAAACGAGAAAAAAGCAGCTGCTATTTGGAGAAATGAGCCTTTTTTGGGTAAAATACTCCCTAGTAACTTCGGGCTTCCACCATATCATTTTCGTTGTAGAACCGAGCTAGTACCGGTGTGGATAAATGAAGAAGAGATCGATGGAGTAAAGATGAAAAATACAAGCCCGCTTAGCAAAGATGAAGTAGTAAAGCATATAGATAAAACTGGGGTTGAGAGAGTAATAAAGAGTGAAAATACACATATGTTTGAAAAGCACGATATATCAAAAAAAGATGTTATCAAAGCTTTGAACTCCATAAATGCGATAGCTCCGCATTTAAAAAATAACCAAAGAAGCGTAGCAAAAAGCGATAACGGTTTATTCTTGGTTTTTGAAGCCGATAAAATAGTTACGGCTTATAGACCGACAAATATCAAAGAAAGATTAAACTTAGATAAGCACTTTAAAAATAATTCAAAACCGGATAAAACAGAGGTGATAAAATGGAAAATGAGAAATTTAACATATATTTTTACAAAGATATAGAGTGGTTTATTATTGCCGACGGCATTAAAAATGAAAGTGAAGTGCCGAAATACGAGGATAATGAACTAGCTTATAGTTTTGGAGTTTATAAAGTTTTTTTAGACGGCAAGATAGGTTTTATATCAGATATTAACACTCCAAACGATGCAACTTTAAAAACTGTAGAAAAATATGAATATATAGCTGAAATTTGTACGTTTAATGTATATAAAAATGATAAATTCGCCTATAAATTTACTGGTACTTTTATAGACGCTTTAGAATATATCAAAGCAAATTTCGGCAAGTAAAATTTATAAGTTTATTTAGACTAAATATTAGGGGCGAAATATGACTATAATAGAAGCATTTAGCAAAACAAAAACATTGCAAAATCAAAATCGCAACGCAGTAGTTAAAATAGTGAAAAAAAATTATAGTGGGTATGATGTTCAAATAGAGCCAGTAGAGCTTACTGTTATTAAAAACTCTTTAGAAATGATATCTCAAAATGCAAATAGCTTTATGGCGAATGTGAATGCAAAATATGGAAAATAATAGTGCGATTATAGAACCAACGATAGATGATATTAGTTCAGAAACTTTAGAAAAGGTTGGTGATGTAATAGCACAAATTAGAGCTTTGCCAAACGATGAGTTCCGACAGCTTAATTTTCAGCCGTCGAGCCAACCACGATTAAATGGGCTTTTTGTCAAAGATACAAAATTTTACAACCTAACCCGCGACGGTTTTTCACTTATGGTTACTTAGTTATGAGCATATACAAAGCCTAGAAGCAGTAGGAAATTTTAGCAAAAGTAAATCTGTAGGGATTTGCGGTTAAAATTTAGAATGACAGAAAATAGCTTTATTTCAAAGCCTTCTTAATATCGTTTAAAACCTTATTTCTTACATCTTTTGCAAGGTCTTCTTTAGCCCTTGCAAGCCCCGAGCTACTTATATAATTATTCAAACCATCTTCTAGGTAAGGCTGAGCCTTAGTGCCTGGATGATTTACTTGCTTACCAAAACACAACCCCGCTTTTTTATTTGCCAAAGCTTTTGCTTTTTTAACTCTGATAATATGCGGCTTTGTTCCAAAATGTACGAATTTAGCGTAAGGCGCAAGTTTAGAATTCCCGATAGTTACGCTTGTTTGATCTGCTTTAAATACTTGTATATCTTTTTTTAAATTACCTGTTTTAAACGGCGCTATAGCCTTGCTCTCATTTACAACCTCTGCACCTACTCTAAACATAAAGTTTTTAAAAATCTTATTCATATTATTATCGCTCCGCCGCTTTTTTTAGCTCGCACCACGCCTATATGAGATAACGCTAATGCTAAAGCCCAAAACCTATCTGCGTGGCCGTATTCGTTTCTTTTGGCGTCGTATTTAAAGCTTTTTGCGCCTATAGTTCGCTTTATGGCGTGGATGTCTGCTATTAAAAGCGGATCGTTTGGAATTTTGATTAGTTTATCTTCAAATGCTTTTTTAAGATTTAGCGCCATCTCTTCTTTTCTGGTATTGCTAAACCACACTCCACTTACTCTACTTTTAAATTTATCATGCATATTTTCTGCTAGATTCATACCTATGCCGGTTTTGTCTATTTTTAAAACGCTAATCGGATACGTTTTTAAAAAGCTGGTTAAATGCTCTTTTTGCTCTTCAAATCTAGCCTTAGCTAGTATATCCATTAAAGCAGTTTTATAAACTCCATTTTCTAAAACAACCCCCGCTAGCGTAGATCTATCGCTCACTCTACCTACATCATATCCTGCGTAAATACATTCACTACTTTTTGGCGTAAAATAATGCGCCTTGTTATCCACGCAAGATTTTATGAGCGATATAGAAAGCAAGCTACTCTCGTCATCTACAAACTGACACTCATACGCGCTAGCCCAGGTATCTGTGTCAAACAGATCTCTCATCGTCTCTAAGTCAAAATCTAGTCCGTCTTCTATCGCTTTATATATGCTTACGCAAAATCTTTTAAACATATGGAATTTAGTTTTATCTGAGTAAATTTGATGAAAAAGGCTACGCTCTTCAAACGGCGTTGAAAGTATGGTTAATCGGCCTTTTATAGCTCCTATGCTAGGGACAAATGCGTGCCAAATGCGTTTTGGATTTGGATACCAGGCAAACTCGTCCATCCAGATATCTCCCGCAAATCCTTGTACGGTCCTAAAGTTGTTAGCAAAAGATTTAATGTATGCTCCATTTTCTAAAACAACTTCGTGCTCGCTATCTTTTTTAAAACTTATACCATACTCCTTTGCCCAGTGCCGCATGTACCGCATTAGTATAAGGGCTTGCTCTTCACTTGCAGATAAAAAGAGCTGGTCTCTCCCCGCAACTGCGCCTATAAGAGCATCTGCACTACTCACATACGAAAAACCTATCTGACGTGATTTTAACACTATCCTAAAAGTATCATTGCTTTGTAAAAATTCCTTTTGGTAGGCGTATAAATTCCCATGTTCTAAAATACGCTTTTTAAGCTCATTAGCAGTAGGGCTATCCATATTTATAATAGGACGGGATTTATCTTTTATGCTTTTTACTTTTTTTACGCCGTTTTCAAGCTTGGCTAGCGCAGATACAAGCTCACTTAGCATAACCACTCCTTGTGGGGTTTGGTCATTTTTGCTAAGCTCTTCTATCTTTTTCTTGGTAAAGTTTATTGCGTTATCTATGCTAAAATTCTCTTTTTCATAAGTCTTTAGCCACTTTGCAAGCGTTGGTCTGCTTACTCCTGTTTGCCTTGTTAGTGCTAATGCGCTTACTCCGCTTTTTAGCAAATTTACGCACTCTTCTTTAAACTCTTTTGTATATGTCACAATTCGCCTTTTTTTGCATTTTTTACCTTAATACTTATACCGATAAGCATAAAAGCCTTTTAAACGTTTTTAAACGCCTTTTAAAAGCGTTTAAAAGTATGTTTTAAATATTCTTTTGCCACCCTAATATACTTCTAGCTTCTTCAACGCTTAATATCCCACTTCCAACTAGAGTTGTTACTATCTCTCCATCATCTTTAAAGCTAGTTGTATCCATAGCTTTAAGCGTTACTTTTACTCCTATGTTTGTAAAAAAGCTCTCTATCATCTCTATTTTTGGTTTAATTTCTAGCTCGTTAAACATTTGGAGCTGACCGCTTAGCTCGCCACTACCGCCAAGAGCAGAGCCTTGTACTATGCCTAAAAGACGCGGAGGAATGGCGTGAGCGACTGCTATTTCATCCCTAGTTACGCTTTTTAACTCTTTGAAGCTAAGATCACTTACCCTTCCTAGCTCTTCAAAGCGGATTTTAGCGTCTTTGTCATTTGCACTGTTTTCTCCATAAATTATAAGGGTCTTGTGTGAGTTGTTATAACCTCTAAAATTGCTACCAAAAAAATTTTCAAACGCCTTTATTTGCTCCTCGCTTGGCTCTGCGTTTTCATAAATTATGGCAAGGTCTGGTCTTGCTCCATTATCAAAAAACTTATCATTATACAGATCTGCTTTTTGGTTTATTAGGATTTGTTGTAAAGCTGCTAGGTAGTCTGGTTCGCCATAATACCTGCTATTTGGACTGTAGTAAAAAAAATGGTATCCCTCTAGTTCCACAATCTTTTCATTCACTTTTTGAAATAGGCGCCTATCTTTTTTAAGCCGCATTTGGTTTGCTGGGAGATTGTAAAAAAGGTAGCTGGTACTCCCGCCTGCTTTTTCTATGGCGGCGTTTCCATAGAGTTCTAAGTTAAAAGCAAATGTGTTTAGGAAGTTTTTAGGGCTTACACCTGCAGGTAAGAACTTTTCTAAGTCGCTTTCTTCTGTTTCTATTTGGCTTAAAAGACCTGCTTTTATCTTTATAGCACGCCTGTGATAAACATTTGCGTAATATGCTTCTAAAAGCTGGTCGAAGCTAAAAAATGGCTCTATAATCCCATTTAAGGAGGTAGTCTCTTCTCCTATTTGCAAACTTTGTTTTGCGTCTTTTTCTATAAAAAATCTATTCATAATGTCTCCTGCAAAGTAAAAAAGCAAAGTTAGCACAAAAAAAGATTTAAAAATATCTATATAGCCATATATAGAATGACTAAATTTATAAAAACTTTTAAAATGCACGCAATAATTTTTGGAGGATAAACATGGCTAAAAGGCTTAAAGATATAGCTATAACGCATATTTCTTTAGTAAAAGAAGGTGCAAATGGCAAGAGTGTAATTTATAAGAGCAAAGACGCGCTAGAAGACTATTTTAGAAGCGTAAAAATAGCTAAAAACGATACAGAAAAAGGTATTGTTTATGGCATTGTCTATAGCCCAGACGAGATCGACACGCAAGGAGACGCAGCTAGTGCAGCGGAGATAGAAAAAGCAGCATTTTCTTTTATGAAGGGGTTAAATATAAAAAATGTAGACAGAGACCACAACTTTAAACCAGAGGGCGCCTACATTTGTGAAAGCTGGATAGTTAAAAGCGGTGATCCGCTATTTCCAAACGAAAAAGAAGGAAGCTGGGCGGTGGGCATAAAGCTAGAAAGCGACGAGCTTAAAGAGGCGGTAAAAAAAGGAGATTTAAAAGCACTATCTATGGCTGGGACGGCCATAAAAGAAGAAGATGATGGTCTTTTAAAAAGCATATTAAAGGGATTTGAAGCTATTTTAAAAGGTTTTAATGCAGAAAAAAATATAAAAGAAGGAGAGCAGTTGGAAAAAGAAAAAGAAGTAGCAGAGGTGATTAAAGGTTTAAGCAGCATAAAAGAAAAGCTAGATGAACTAGACTCTTTAAAGAAAGACATGAATGAGCTTAAAAATGAGCTTAAAAAAAGCAAACAAGAAAATGCTACACAAACAAATGAAAACGATATAGGAGGACTACTTTAATGGCTAAAAACTTAAGAGAATTGCTAAAAGCTACAGGAACTATAAACGCTGTAGATATGTATTCTACCTCTACTTTGCGTCCAGAGGTTTCAAATAAGATAATTAAGACCATAATCGACAAATCAGACTTTTTAAGCAAGGTGACTTTGGATAAAACAAAGAAGCTAAGTAAGAGTTTTGATACTTGGAATTTAGCTAGTGGGATACTAGTCCGCGTGAATTCTGGTGACAAGCCAACTAACGCGCAACGCCAAAAAATCGGCGTAAGCTCCGTTTTAATAGAAAATAAAGTTGTTCAGCTTTTTGCAAAAATTACGCAAGATACACTAGAAGATAACGCAGAAAATCCAAATTTCGAAAACGAAACATTTGATAGTTTTGCGACCGCATTTAGTAACGATTTGCAAAATCTAGGGATGATAGGATCAAAAGACGATTACGCAGAGTCTAAATTTGAAAATCTAAGCAAGGGCTGGTCTACGCTTGCAAAGAGAGCGCTAAAGCAAAAAAACTGACCTGCAGGCAGCAGGTAACTT